CGCGCAGGCCGTGAAAAGGCTCAGCTGGCTGAGTTCCCCAGGAGCAGGGTACGTCTCCAAACACTATCGTCCTAGCCAGGACCACCTCTAACTACATTCTCTAATCACCGTTGTCAAACGACATTACTCACTTTCGTGACCAACCGTAGGACGAAACCTACTGGCGCTGGCGCCTAACAAACAACGACTTTCGTTAATACATCCCCCGTCCCTCCACCCTAGGTGAGGTCCCCCTGCCCTGTTAAAGGCCGCCGCGAAAGGCCGACAAAGTCAGCCCGAACAACGCGATCATTGCGGAGGAGAGATCACAACTATGAGTGCGAGTGGTAGAGTTCAAAGAACGCAGCCGGATGGCCCCTAAACGGTTGATAGTGAAGCGAGCTTCATCATCTTGACACGTGGGCGCCTCATTTTCTCGCGTCTCCGGTTCCCACAACTCTCGCGGCGGGGGGTTCCAACCCCCATGACGCAGGACTAACTCCTTTCGGGAGCGTCCATGTCACCGCAATCATTATGTCCCCTTACGACAACGCTAATCGATACCATTCACCGGTTTCCTGCGCCTCATCGTAGGAAGGCAAATCCCCTCGACCTAAGTCGGGAAGGAAATGCTCCAAAACGGAAGTTAATATCCGCTCCGTCTCCCGGATTGGGAGGGGCGCTGTATAAAGCTTCCATACGACTCGGCGAGACAACTTTCTCCTCGGAGCGATCCGACCACAACGCCAAGAAAATTCGGCGTCGGTAGCACAGAAAGCCCACTCCCACCCGGAAAACGGGTCGACGTGATCCTCGACGCGGCTATAATCGATTGCCCACAGGCAAGCCGATCGTACGCGGTCTAGAGGGCGCCAACCCGAATTCCATTTCCATGATGCTGTTTCATCAGCTGACAACCACGACTCCTCCTGGGAAAGCGATCCAATAGGCACCTCCGAGACTAAGTCCGGGGGCAAGCCCATATCGTGAATCCTAGGCGGCGGCGGAAGGTCAGTTTCCACAGCGTCTAATCCGAAAAGTCGAGAAAGACGGAGAGCGAGAGAACCCCTAAAGCCCATGGACGGGAGAGAAAAACGGCTGGACCGTAATTCTCCAATATGCGCCTCAAAAAAGACGCGACCCGCCCTGAACCTTGCAGGACCCTCGAACGCACTCACAAAGTCGGCAAAAGATCGACCTAATGAGTTAACGTTCTCGCTCGCCCGAAGCATCCCGAATCGCAACGTCCGTATCTCAGCAAGCAAGCCATCTTTCCACCCAAAAAGGGTAGAATTCAGGTTAGCGTGCGTCGCAGATATTCCTGTTTTGACTCGTTCAACAATCAATCCTAACGATTCGACTGTCTCCATCCAGGCACGAGCCAAGCTCGCATCGGACTGGAACAAAATGTCGTCACCATTGATGGCCAGCGGAATCTTCCCCTTCACTCCTTGCTTCTTACATACCCAGCGAAAGGCTAGGTAGTTTTGAAGGCACAGGAGGGGGAAAGAAAGATAAGAGCCCATCATTTGTCCCCTTGTAGGAACAAACTCGGGTATACCATTGTCTTCCGACGACATAATGGGAGATAAAGACTCGATGGCATAACCACAAATCTCTTGCGGCACGAAGGCCGCGTTCTTGAGAAGTGTCTCTAAGATGGCATTCGCCACCTCCTGAGAAAGGTTATCCGTCGCGCTCTTATAATCTCCGGAGACCAGGACGCCGGCTCCCTCGCGGAAGCCGGCATCACGGAAAAAGCGGAGGTCTGGTCGGCCTCGACAAAGCCAAGGCAATCGGGAGATCGAACCGTAGATCGTTTTATGCAGAGGTTTCAGATAAAGAGCCTCAGCATCGAACTTTGACAACGGTCTCGGCTTCCCCGACGATTGTACGACCATCAACTCGCCGTTAAGCACGTCAGGGACGTTCGCACCGTGCATCACAGTCTCAAGGTAATCGGCCTGAGAAGACCGAAGCCTGGACTCCGCATGTGAAAACGCCGCAAGACAACCACCCGTAGAGCGCCCCCCGGAGGCGGCGCACTTAGGGTTCCACTTGCGAACGGCGGAAAGAGGAGGAGAAGTTGACCGGCAGTACATCTCATAAGAGGAATCCCACGCCTTAGGAAAAAGACGTGACACCTCTCTCTTGACAAAAGCGAGATAACCACCGGGAACAACGGGAGAAGGTAGCTTGAGCCCCTCGACAAGCTTATCTAAGAGGCAGGACTCCATGCACTTGCAGGAGTCCGGCAACATCTTCTTTATGCTCTGGAACGCTAACAGTTCGGCAGGATCCTCGGAAGGAACTGTAGAAAGCCAGCGTTTTACTTCAGCCGCGAGATCGGAACAAGTGAGATTCGGAGAATCCACCCATACGAACCACGGCGGGGAGCGTTCAAAGACGTACGCCCAAGCGAACGACGCGTCACGAACTGTTTGAAGAGTCCGCGAGAAGAAGGCGCGGCATCGTTTTTTACGCGATGTCCGCGAAGGAGGGCGATGACAAGGGTCCAAAGAGCGACTAGGGTTTCCCAAAGAGGAAATAGCCCCTGGCACAGGATCCATGGTGTTGAAATACTTGGAGTATCTAAGTATTTTG